AGACTACAATTCCTCAAGGAAAACTTTGGTTCTATGATAGCGGCGATTGGTGCATTTGCAGCCTTCTTCGCACCATCACTATTATTTGGTGCAATCAAATTTGGTGGTAAGGCGGTTTTTGGTGCTGGTAAGTGGTTGATATTCAAACCCATACAGGCCGCATTTAATAGTTTATTCAAATCGTTAGGTTTACTTGCAACTCAAGCAGATGATGTTGCATTGAGAACCACAGCTATGGCTGCATCTAAGATACCAAAAGGCCCAGTCAAAGGTCAAAAGTTTAAAACTGCAAAGGGTAAAGTAGTTACATTTACAGGTAAGGCAGGAGAGTTTGTAGATGATGCTGGTAAAGTGATTAAGGGTGCTGCTGGTGGTCAAATTGCAAAAGGTATTCAGTCTGGTTCAGTTAAAGGAATAGACCCAGCGGCCGCTAACAAAGCGAAACTCATACAAAAGTATCCAAGACTTAAAGCGTTGTTCACAGGCGCTGGTTCAAAGATACTAAAAGCAATTCCTATACTTGGAAGTTTACTTACTGTGGGTGCTGGTGCAAGTATATTGTTATCAGATGCATCAAAAGAAGAAAAGACCAAAGAACTAGGTGCGTTACTCTTTGGAACACTAGGTGCATCTGGTCTTGCAATACTAGGTGGTATTGGTGGTACATTCTTTGGAGGCCCTCTGGGAACTCTTCTTGGTAGTCTTTCTGGTGCAGTTGGTGGTTATTTTGCTGGTGATTTTATTGGTAGACAACTTGCTGGTTTTCTTCTTGGTGACGAAGTTACAAGTGTTCCGAAAGTGCCTGCACCAACAGGTATGTCGCCTGGTGCTATGGGTGGAAGTGGATTACCACCTCAATCTGTTGTCACTCCACAACAACTTGAAACTAACCCCTTTGCAGCTTACGCTCTTGAGGGTCAACAGATGGGTCAGTCTGCTGTTGCAACTGCAAACGCAAATAGAACAGAGGCTGTTACAGCGTCTGCATTAAATAAAGTGGATCAAGGATTTAGAAATGCTCCTCAAGGCCCAGCAGTTGTTCAAAATAATGGTGGTAACACTTATTCCAATCAAGTAAAAACAATAAACAGAACCTCCATCAAACATGAAGATCCTGTTTATGATATGATTGGAAAATCACTTGCAATGTAAGTGGTGCTGGTTGAGGGACTCGAACTCTCGACCTGTTGATTACAAATCAACTGCTCTACCAACTGAGCTAAACCAGCATTATTCCATTATCCGTTTGCAAGTTTTGAAAAATAATCCATAGTGTCATCCTCTTCTTCTTTTGAAGTAACAGGTGACTCTACTGGTTTAGTATCAACAACTGGTTTTGCAATTGGTTCGTCTTCAATCTCCTCAGACACGTTACCGACTTTGGTTGTACCAGAGATGACTTGATGAAAACGTGTGGACAATTCATCATAAGATTTGAAGTTAGTTGGTGCAGTATACTCTGCAAGAGAGTATTGACTTTTCCAGATAGACTCAATCTTAGACTCATCATCTGAGATTGCAGATTTAGAAGAAAACTCTGATTTATCATAGTTCCAGAAACCATCTACCTTTCGGATTTTTAGTTTGAAGTCTGCACCTTCCCAAAAATCAAATGGATTGATAGGCGATTCATCTTCAAACGCTGGTTGCATCGCTTCCATCATTTTGTCAAATATCTTTTTACCATATCTGAACAACATGACTTTACCTTCGTTCTCTGGGTGCTTTGGATCACTCACCACAAGAATATTAGAAAAGTATTGTAGTTTTCTTTTCTGTTTCCTTGCAAGTTCTTTATCAGACTCCACACCAGAGTTCCACAACTTTGAGTTGTATTCTGACACAGGGTCTTTCTGACTAATTGTTGTAAGAGAGTTTTCGATATACCATTGACCTGTTGGGCCTTGGAACGCATGATTCCAAACTTTCGCCCAAGGCAGTTCTTCACCCTCTGGTGATGGTAAGAAACGAATGACTGCGTAACCATTACCAGACTGATCCAGTTCTGGTTTCCATAGTCTTTCATCAACGTATGATTTTTTCTCTTGAGGAGCGGAGTCCTCTTTTACTGCGTTAAGCAGTTTATCTAGAGAATTGCTTCTCCTTAGTGTATCTAACGACATATGTTTCTCCTTATGTTTTCGTATGTATCGTATGTTAAATTATTCATATCAAATTTCATAGAGTTCTCATGGGGTTCTACCCAGATAAATTCTGTATTACAAAACTCTTGCATTACAGTTTTCATCTCGTTAGTCCAATCAGACCTATGACAAAATCTATGAGGGTCAGAGTCCATCTTCTGTCCTCTTTGAAATTCCTCATAGACATTATTTAGTGGGTTTTCAGAAAGGTCAAATCCCATTAAATAAATCTTAGATGCACCATGCCGACACGCAAGGTGTATTGCTGTAGTTCCAGAACTCCATTCTCTTGGAATGTCTATGTCCCTTATCCTATCATCTTCATCAACCCAAGTGATGTACAATCCTTTATTTGGTTCGTCTTGTTTTCCATTGATTACACAGTGTTGTCTATTCCCTCTTTTATTTTCAACAATACTAGTGTACTCGTACATATGTCTTATCGTATCGTGAAAATACTGTGGCAGTTTAGTCCAATCTGCGAACCAACATTTATTCTCATGTGCATAACCAGACTCATATATCAAGTGTTGCACATGATAGTCTACGGCTACTAGATTGTCAACCTTTACATCATTAAAGATTCTGTTACAACCCCATGTAACAACATCATCAAGTATTTCATTCACATTCCATTTCAGGCGTGACTTTCCGTTTCCGTAGACTATCGTTCTCATTTACTGTTGTTTATGTTTTGGTGTATACCTTCTTGGTGAATACCCTTTGGGCCAAGATGGTTGACGAGATGCAAGTTTCTTACATCTTTCTGCAAGTTCGTCATTCTTCTTTTGCAGTTCTGCACAGTCATATTGCAACCCCTTGATTTCGTTTCTGAGTTGTTCTATAACTAATTTATCGGGCATTTCCATACCACTACTCCATTGTTGTTAAATTTATAACTACCATCTTACACGAATCAATCTCATATGTCAAGAACTTTTTGTAATTTTCTATAAGTTTTTTTACATCAGGCCACATGATATCATCATTCATTTTCTTATCCCATTTAGAACTGTAGTCAAAGATACCATCTAGTATCACCATTGTTTCAAGTGATACTCTTTTACCAAGATATTCTTTGAGAAGTTTAGGGTGAGAATTGTCTGGAACATTCAATACGTCTAGACTTTTATCTTCAAATAGTTTAGTTGCTTCATTCTTGAATAGTGTTTCTAATCTTGACATTCTATCCATCCAATCAAAATAGTTCTGGTCATTGAAGTTACCTATGTAACCTTTAGTTTCAACTAAGAAGTTTGCAAGTAGATAATCCTCAACACTTTCTATGAGAGATGAATTATATTTTCTACCCAACATCACGAACCACACTCTGTCTTTTCTTTTCCAGAACGACTCTCTTGATACCTTTGTCTTACCATTGAACTTTACAAAGTCATAGTCACCTTTACTAAAGTGAGCCTTCATCGCACAGTAAGTCAAATAGATATCTATTGATTGTGACATCTAGTCAGTAAATCCCTCACCCTTAACAAAGTGATGCAACCTATGTGTAAAGATAGTCCACACTAAACTAACTAATGTGTCTGTCTTGTACACTCCTGCTGGACAAGTGTGTATCCACTCTTTCATATTGGTAATTTTGCCTGATTAGGTAGATAGTTCAAATCTCTTGCATTTGCTTCTATCTTATCTTTTAGACTTTTTGATATGAGTCTTGTAACTGACTCTGGTTCTACTTGTTTTGTTTTGCAGTATTCTAGAACAGCGTCCATATGTGATAGGTTTTTGTCTTGGGCCATCTTTTCAATCTCAAGTGAGAACGTCTTTGTATTTTGCATAATAACTCCATTTATAAGATGTGGGGTTAACCATGACCCCACACGCACTTATTAAGTAGTGACCCTTAATGATCTTACCGATTTTTTTCAACCGAACCTATTTGCATAGACATCATTAATT